CTGTCGTTATTTGGAGAGTCGCAGTACAGATGGATGGAGTAGCCGCCAACAAGACCCATTACATCAGCGCTGACACGTAGTCGGCCAGCGAGTATTCCTTCCTTTGCTCTATGAGTTCCTTCATTTGCTCCGTCCCGAGGTCTGCTGGGTCCTTGTCCTCAGGTAGCTTGACAATCGAGATCTTCGCTGACGTCTCCCGGCTGAGGTTATCCGCCAGCTTGTGTGACCCGACCCGTCCTTCCTTGTCTCCGTCGAAGGCAATCACGTATTCTTCGGCTCCAAACGCAACCAGCTCCTGGACTTGGGCCTTGGATACCCCGCAGCCCAACGTTGCGCAGCCCTCCACAGCAATCGCATCGAATACGCCTTCCGTGACCACCACCTGTGGCCCTGGGTCCCAGGACGAATAAGTCCAAATCGGCCTGGAGATCCCGGCTGGGTGCATCGTCTTCGGCTTCACGTCGTTTGATATTGCCCTGGCGACCCAGTATTCCAGCTTCCCACCCCGGATGGATGGGAAGACGACACGGTCGGCCAGTCTGCCCTTGGTTGTATACCGTACTGCGTTTTGGATGCACCAGGTCAGCTTCAGCTTTCGTGTTCTCAGGTACTTGTTGGCCCTGGTTGACAGATACCCCTTCCGGAACAGTGATAGCGCGATCGAGTCCTCGGGCCATGTTACTGAAGATTCGAGGACGGGCTTTTCTCTTTCATGGGAGGGTCTTGGTAGGGATGCCTCTATTCGAAGATGACGGAGCAAATGTGGAAGCCCTCCCCTGGCGTCACAGTTAAAGCAACCGTATACCCCTTTTGTTAGGGAGACGCCCATGCGCCGTCTGGAGTCGTCGCAGAACGCACAGTTGAAATACACGTTGGCCCCTGCGTCCCTGTAGCTGCCCAGTCTTGAGTATAGCTCTTTTAGGAGTGCGTTCATGTGGCGGTCCGGACCACTAAAGATTCCAGTGCCAGGCTTCTCTTTCAGTCAAATGACCTCCCCGTTTTGGCCCTCCCTACTGCCTCTTACGCGGACCCAGAAACCTCCGGTTTCTCTGGAGTCTGTCCGACTAAGGAGAGGCATAGTACAGGAAGAAAGAGAAGACCCGCCTGGGAATCTTTAACAGGGATGAAAACAGCCGCCGATTTGAAGCCTGGAGATGTGTTCGCCGACGACGTCGGAGAGCACGCTTGTATTTTCCAACTCCACGAGCTTTCGCCTGGTGCAGCGAACGTGCTGGTCATCCGGGCTCCCTTCTACCAAGGCAGAATGCTCCGCGTTTCCCTGGCTACTCAGGTGGCTGAAGTGCTGGAACACGTACCTCTCGGGGAGGAGCAGTACCAAATCGACACCTTCCAACTCTCTTGCGTTGAGGACTTTGAAAGGATGATCGCCTACCTATGACGAAAGATAAGACCATCAAAGAGCTAGCCACCATGATCAACAAGAAGTACGGCAAGAACACTGCTGTCACTAGCGCCGACTTCCTATTCAACGAGAACCCGATCCCGACTGGAATCTTTGCCCTGGATTTGATCATTGGGGGTGGTATCCCGACCAGTCGAATCACGGAGGCCTATGGCGACTTCTCCAGTTGCAAGACCCTCCTCTGCGAGCAGTGGCTGGCCGAAGTACAGAAGAAGGGCGGTATTGCCGTGTACATCTCGACTGAGGACCCACTCAACGTCGAGTTCGCACAAAAGGTCGGTCTTGACTTGGATGAGCTGCTGTATGTCCAGAGCCTCTGGCTCGAGGAGATCTACGAGGTTCAACAGAACGTAGTGAGGAAAGCCAAGGCCGATGACCGGTACTGTGGTATCGTCATCGACTCGCTTGCCCAAGCCGAGTCTAAGGAAGCCGCCGAAACCGAAAACCCGACCGCGAATACCGGCTTGATCAAATCCCGGATAAACAGCAGGGAGATGCGAACCATGGCGAAGCTGCTGCCGGGAAGCAAGGTCGCCTGCCTGTACATAAACCAGCTCAGGGACCGGCCAATGGTCATGTACGGACCAAAGCAGGATACACCAGGAGGACGGGCGCTCAAGTTCGCCTATTCGCTGCGTATCCTTCTTAAAAAAGGGAAGAAGATCATGCAGGGGGAGGAGTGCATCGGGCAAAGCGGCTTCATCGAGATCACAAAGTCGAAGATATGCCCTCCCCACGGCAAGATGGAGTTCGAGGTCACATGGGAAAACGGCATCGGGCCGATGTCCGGGCTTTTGGAGCTGCTGGTCAAGAAGGGTTATGTGGAGAGGGCCACCGGAGGCTGGCACACGGTGGATGGTGGCACTCGGTTCCAATCGAGCGTCAAGAAGGACATGAACCAGGGCTTCATCCGGTTCCTAGAAAAAGACGACAAAAATGTCAAGTGGCTACAGGACGAGATCCTGTCAAGGAGGTATCTGTGAGCAAGTTTGTCGCGGAGCTGAAGGGCTACCATGTCGGCTCTCATCGTTATTTTGGTTGGAGGCTTGTCCAGGCTAGGAAGGGCGGGAAAGTCATCGCTGAGGGCTCGCAGATTTTCCCCAGGCCTGGGGTCTGCAGGACCTTCGTTGAGGGGCTTTTCGGCTGTAACGATGACATCGAGATCGTAGAGAGGCCTGGATTCAGGAGGAAACCATGAGCAGCCACTACTTCGAGAAGAATGAAGAGGTGGAGATCAAACTTTCCACAGGGGAGCTTATCCGAGGCAAGGTGATCGGCTATGAGAAGATCGGGTTCGACTGGCCGTATGTTTGGGTGGAATGCAAGGTGCCGATACTCAACATGTCCGGAGACTGGAACTACTACTCGAAAAGGCGATTCAAAGTCTCGGGCAAGCAAGTCACGAAGGTAGCCCGCCTGGAGGAGCTGCCGTGGGAAGAATCAAAACAAGCACATGCACCAGGAGGGGTTGAAACGATCTAATGGGAATCAAGTCGAGTAGAAAAGGCGCGAAGTTCGAGTTGAAGGTGGCAAAGATCCTGATGGAGGCTTGGGGCGTCCAACTAGAGAGGACTCCCCAGAGCGGAGGCTGGGGAAGATATGGCACCAAGGGCGATCTGGCTGCTGATCCACGGACCCACCCCAAGTATCCGTTCCTGATCGAAGTCAAAAACCAGCAGGCCTGGTCGCTGCACCATCTTTTCACCGGACAGGGACAGGTGAATAAGTGGTGGGTCAAATGCAAGGTCCAATCCTCAATGGAGAAGCGGATCGCTCTTTTGATCTTCACCTCCAACTTGAACCCGATCTATGCCAGGTTTGACAGGAACGATAAGCTTTTCTCCTTCTCATTTGACGGTTTGAGGACTCGGTCCCGGCTCTTGCTCGAGGATGGGAGCGCGGTTATCGCACTCGACGACCTGCTGCAGGTTTGTCCAAAGAGCCGGTTCCAGGCCCTCTATCAGGAGTGGCTGAAATAGAAGAGGCCCATTCGAATCTTAAAGGGGGAACAGACAAACGCAAACCCAACAAGGAGGAAGAAATGGCCGACACGAAGAAACCCAGCATGAGCCAGCTCAGGAAGAAGCTGCAAAAGGCTGCTGTGGACACGAAACCGACCGCAGCCCAGCTGCAGTCAAAGTACAAAAAGAAGACGGCGACGAAGGCGGCAACTGCGCCTGCCAAGAAGGCTGCTGCAAAAACAACCACGAAGGCGACTGTAGAAGCGAAGCCGCAGCCGACTGCTAGCTCAAAAGTCAGCTACAGGCCCCCTCGCGTCAAGAAGAAGGACATCCAGTTCCTGCCGACCTTTTCAAAGGCGCAGCAGGACAAGATCAAAGAGGGAACAGTGCAGGACCCGAATAGCAGCGACTCGCTGAAGAGGCGCGAATTCAGAGACTGGCTGGCGCTGTACCTTGATGCCATGACCACGAAGCAGATCGCCAGTATGGCCAAGAAGTACAAGGTCGATAGTGCCAAGATCGCCAGCTATCAGAAGCTGAAGAGCAACGGTCTGAAGCGCATGAACACCGGAAACACGATCCGCAAGGCCATCAACAGCCAGCTTGCGGCTTGATTTTGTGGGGGAGTCCTCTGCAGAAGAGGAGAAAAAACGTAGCGACGCGAATGTCGTGCTCCCCCACTACGATAGAGGAAACGGCGATTGATGCTGGGGCCGTCACGGAGGCTGGGTGGTAAGGCCTTCATTAAAGGGTGGAGAGACTTGGCCCGTTGGGCCTTGTTTTTCTTCCTCTTTTCCTCCGGGAGGAGTCGATCATGGCGGGGTTGGCTCCTCCCACAAACATATGGGGGAGTAACTCAAACTGTCGAGTGCACCGTAGCTACCTCTAACGAGACTGAAAGGTTGTGATGCCAGAGTTAGGCGCTGGCCTCCCCCATCAAAAAAGGAAGTCATGGTAAAGCCAGAGGACGTGGTGCACAAATGCCCACGCTGCAAAATGAGAACCACCGGGACCTGGCGAGGCCTGGACTATTTGCGGATGTGTCCCCGCTGTGTGAAAGAACTAGAAGCGTCTGAAAAATGAGAATACCGCTCACACCGGAAACCATCAAGTGCGACCTCTGCAAGCTACACCGGAAGTGCTTCTATACCAGCAAGATGGAAGGCCAAGGGTCGGAGAACCCGATCTGGCTCTTCGTCGGTGAGGCACCTGGGGAGGTCGAGGACAAAGAGGGCTTCCCGATGGTCGGTCCGACTGGGCTCTTCCTCCGTGACACCCTGACAGAACTCGGGTTCCCTCCTGAGAAGTGCCGCTGGACGAATGTGAACCGATGCTGGCCCGGAGAAGGAAACCCGACACCGCTGAAGAAGGAAATCGACGCCTGCCGTCCGTTTCTCCTCGAGGAGATTGAGAGGGTCAAACCCAAAGTCGTCGTCCTCCTTGGCCGTAACCCGCTACTCGCTCTGAAGATCCCAGGCAAAATCACCAAGATGCACGGCACCGTCCTGGAGAAGGGTGGTATCACGTATGTGTGCGTGTTCCATCCCAGCTACGTCTCCCGGAACGTTGCAGCTTATGGCAAGGGATGGACCGCCGAACTGCAGATCGCCAAGCGCCTGGGAGAGGGTGCTACAGCCGAAGAGTTCGACGTCATGAAGAGCGGCAAAGACAACAAAGGCGAGCCATACACCGTGAAGCTGGTCGAGGACATGGGCGACTTCAAGTTCATGATGGCTGCGATATTCAGGGGTGAAATCACGGTCGTTGATTACGAGAACTGGCCATTGAAGCCCTGGTACGAGAACGCAAAAGTGCTGAGTATCGCCTTTTGTCGGAAGCGGTATTTCGCCCACTCCATGCTGCTCGAACATCCGGATGCCAAGTGGACGAAGAAGGAGTTGAAATACATCTGGCGGGCGCTATCCGAGTGGTTCGAGTCCGATATCCCAAAGTCGGCAGCGAACGCCAAGCATGAGATCCAGTGGACCGATGCCAAGTTCGGGGTGAGACTGAACAACGTCCTCTGTGACCCCATCACCCTGGACTACCTGATCGATGAGAACAGGGACCATGACGTCGCTTCTATGGCTGGGCGCTACACGAACCTGCACGGATACGACCGGGGAATGAAGGAATGGTGGTTCAAAGGAGCCAAAGGGAAGGAGCCTGACTATAGGAGGGTCCCAGGTGAGATCCTGTGCAAATACGGCGGTATCGACACGATCGTCGAATGGATCTCGATGCAGACCCTGATGGAGCAGATAGACCCGGACCTGCTGGTGCCGCACCGCGAGATCCTCATACCTGCAGCGTATTCGCTGGCTTCGGTGGAGAAGTGGGGCTGGCAGGTCGATGTGGCGAATGCAGGCATCGTAATCAAGGAGCACGGGCGCAAGATAGACGAGTCACTCGTTGCCCTCCGCAAGTTCAAACACTTCAAGCGGTTCGAGAAGGACATGGGCGGCTTCAACGTCGATTCCTTCCCGCAGAAGTCCCAGCTCTTCTATGGCTACGATCCAAAGACGAAGGCCAAGTACCCAGAGAAGAAGGACAGATACCTCGACATGGAGATCAACCCGACCTATATGACGAAGTCCGGGCATCCCTCCACCGATAAAGAGTGGCGGCTAGCGCACATCACCAAGAGTCCAATCCTCGCCAAATACGACGTCTACGTCAAGCTGCATACCATCCTCAAGGACTTCTTCAACGTCTTGCCCGGATACTTGGACAACATCGACTGCCGAATCCACACGAACTACAACGCCTCCAAGGTCAGATCCGGTCGCCTTAGCTCGTCTGACCCGAACACCCAGAACTGGCCCGACGAGAGGTACTTCTGGAAGCTGTTCATCTCTCGCTTCAAGGGCGGTAAGTTCATCAAGTGCGACTATTCGCAGTTCGAACTACGCTGGCTATGCCACCTGGCCAACGATCTCCCCATGATCCAGACCTTCAAGGACGGGAAGGACATCCACAACGCCACCGCCCGTGACTTCATGAAGATCACCGACGAGTTGTGGGACAAGATGACTGACAGGGAGCACCATGAGAGACGGCAATGGGGCAAGCGATTCAACTTCGCTGTGGCAAACGACCGTGGCGCATACCACCTGTCTTTGGACTTGACAGCCCTGCAGCAGGAGCTGTACCCGGACAAGAACATCGTGATCACAAAGGACCAAGCCCAGAAGTACATCGACGACTGGTACAGGCCGCACACGGCGATTAAAGAATGGAAGACCGAGCAAATCAAGCTCTGTGAGAAGAACGGCTACGTGGTCAGCCCGTACAACTACAGACGGCACGCGCCCGACATCAGACACCACGATATCGGCAAAAAGAACGCGGCACGTCGGGCCGTGATCTCTTTCATGATGCAGAGTTCAGCCGGTGTCATGATGCTGAAGGCCAAGAACGCGATATTCGAAAACCTGGTCGAGAGCGGAGCCCGGACGGTCATCTGTGGATCGTGCTACGATTCGGTCTACTTGGATGCTCCGGAGGATGAGGCCGAGGAGGTGTGCGTCATGGTCAAGAGAACCATGCTGGAGTTGACCGAGGAGATTGAGTTCAAGGTGCCTCTCCAGGTGGACCTGGAGATAGGTCCCAATGGAGGCGAACTGGAGCCACATGGCGACTAGCCTGCTGATTTTCTTTTTTGGATTCTTGGTCGGTGTCGTGTTTTCTCTGTTTGTGGTGCTGATGGTGGTTTTACAGGACGTTCGGGAACTGAAACGGAAGGGTCCTTGACGAATCTTAAGAGATAGGAAAGGAGTGCTATATGAGCGGAAAAAAAGGAGAAGAAGCGGAGCGGGCTGAACTGCTGCCCGACCGCGTGTGGTTCACTTTTGGTATGACGGCAAGCCTGGGTTCTTATGAGTCAGGTCGGCTTGACGCCGGGATGAGCACCGATGTGCTGCCTGGCGAGAGTTTCGACGACGCTATGACCCGGATTCAAGGGCCAGTCATCGCCGAAATCGAGCGGGGCATCGAGGAGTTGGCAAAGAAGAAGCTGGTAAAAGTAGAATGACGGCTAAGGAGAAGCTGCTCGAAATCACCGGCATGGAGTCGATAAGACTGAAACTAGACGGGCGGAGCCAGACTTTCAAACTGGAAGAGGTGGTCGGTATCGGCATCTCGGCTACCTCAAACGGTCAGCTCCTCAGTGAGGAAATGGCCAAACAGCCGATGCTGTACGCCTGGTGGTCCCGTCTTGCTACATTTGCCAGGGACCGACGCGAGAAGGCCGAGCGCGAGTTGAAGCAACTGGAGCACGAGGTCAGCCTAGAAACCAGGGAACTTGCCGAAAAAGAGAAGGTAAAGACGACGGAGAGCATGGTAGTCTCGTTGACGCAAGGCCATCACGGTGTCGTTGCGAAGCGTTTGGAGCTGGAGGAGATGAGGAAGCATGAACGCCACCTTGGCGTTATCCGCTCGGCGCTCGAACACAGGAAGGACATGCTTATTTCAATCGGGGCGCAGTTGCGTGCCGAGATGTCAGCAGATGTGAGAATAAAGGAGGAACGATGACCGAGTCAGTGTTAGACCTTGAAGCGATCCGGAAACGACACCAAGCACTATCCAGAGGCCGAGGGCGAGCCGGTATTTGGAAGCCCTCAGAAGGAGAGAACATCATCCGCCTCATCCCGTTCACGCACGGGAGGCGCAAATTCCCGTATATGGAGTCGGCGCAGCACTTCGGCCTGATGGCCCACGTCAGCAATGAGAAGATGCGCAGGATTCCGATTGAATGCCCGATCGCCCTGTACAATGAGAGGTGTCCAGTCGAGGAACTCATCAAAGCCATCTTGGACGACAAGAACTCGGCGAAGGAGGACCTGGAGCTGGCTGAGGAGCTGAAGCCCCGACACGTCTTCTATTTCAACGTCCTGGATCTCAAAGCCACAGACGCTGGAATTCAGATCTTCCCCTGCTCCCCAGGACTCGCCATGGACATCATGGGCTACATGATGAGCCCCAGGCATAAGGACTTCCTGTCCACCGAAAAGGGCTGGAACCTGATCTTGACCAACACCCCGAGCAAAGGAGCCCGCAGATATGCTCTGCAGCTCGACGCCGATCGATCAGTCGTCAAACCCGAGATTGTGAAGTCGGCAAAGGACCTGTTCCTGTACACGAAGTGCCACACTTACGACTACATTCACAGCCTGCTGGAAAAGAAGGAACCGAACCAGGACGACGAGCAGCGATCCAGGGTGGACGTCATGGGCGAACCGGATGATCACCCGGAGAACTGGACTCTCTATGTGGCATCGGCAGATGGTGCCGCTTCGGAGCCTGAGACGATCCAAGTCGAGGAGGCACCGGCTTCCGGCGACCCGGAAGACCCAGTGGAAGCCGAAGCAGTCGGGGAGCTACTAGCTCGAGTTCCTATGACGGAAGATGACAAGGAGCTGCCCCATTGCTGCGGGACAGAGGAGGAGCCAGTGGGAAGGCATGACCCCAAGGCTCCGGAGTGCGAGATCTGCTTCGCCGAGAACATGTGCAAGACGTACTCAGTGGTGGATGAGTCGCCCAAGAAGGCCAGCAATGCGTCAGCGTTGCTCAAGAAGCTGGGCAAGACCAAACCAGCCGCGAAGAAGGACAACAAGACCAAAGACGGAGGTGCCGTCGATTCCATCGTTGATAAGCTGAAAGGACTCAAACCGAACGAACCGGAGTGAGGATGCCAAGAAGACTGGACTTGCGGCTCAAACAGCTGCACAAGAAAACCAAGTGGAGTTGGGAGCGGATGTGCCGGGAGATGCACCGCGTCAACGGTGAGGAAGGATGCTCCCATACCACCCTGTTCCGTTATGCCGCCCGCAAAGTTAAGAGGTACAACAAACTCACCGGACGTTGGATCACCAACGCCCTCGACAAACTGGAGGAGGAGAACCCATGAGTGAAGCTAGTCCAGGACCCATAGAGCACGATAAGAGAGCAGAAAAGCTAGTAAGGCTGGGAGATGTGAGATTCGCCAAGGCCAGGTCTATGGCGTTCCAGCTGATGGAATTGAAGGAGCTTGCCCGAACGAAGAACCGCTTAAATCCCGAAACCGGTAAATGGTCCCTGAAATGCTGGAGCTGCAACTTGAGCTGGGAGATTCTGGTGGACCTGGCCCTGCTGTTGGGACACTATGAAGCGGATGTGACTGACCCTGAGTTGAAACGATGGGCCAAGAAGGCTCTTGCTACCGTGCGCTTCTATGAGGCCAAGCGCATCACGCAGTCACCGAAGGGTGGCAACACTCTTTCCAGACAGGAGGAGCCAGAGCCACCGGAGCCACCCCTCTTTCCTCGTCTGGTGGGCGTCGATCCACCAAAGGGCAGAGTCGCGCAGCTCCGGAAGCTGATCAAGGAAGCTTCATGAGGAGGGGTCGCCTCAACGTTGTAATCGGTGGGCAGTGGGGCTCCGAGGGCAAAGGGAAGGCGTGCGCCACTCTGGCCCGGAAGTTCAACGTGGATATGGCCATATCGAACAACATGAGCAACGCCGGTCATTCCTTCTACTTCGGGACCGAGAAGTACGTCGGCTTCCACCTGCCTTCTGCCGTTGCCAACCCTGACACGGAGCTGGTGATCGGTCCAGGCGCGGGCATCACCATGAGCGTCTTCGATAAGGAGATGGCCGACCTGGCGATCATGCTACCCGAGACTCGTCTGAAGATCCACCCCAACGCCATGATCATTGAACCCAAGCACAGTGAGGCGGAAGCAGAAGACACGAAGTACATCGCTTCGACTATGAAGGGCTGCGGAGCCGCCTTGGGTGAGAAGGTGGCCCGAAATCGAGATTTGAAACTAGCGAAGGACATCAAGGAGCTGTGGCCGTATTTGACCGACACCGATAAGGTCATCCGGGACGCTTTGGACAAAGGCAAGATGGTGATGGCTGAAGTGGCACAAGGATTCGACTTGTCACTCAATCGTGGCCTCGAGTATCCGTTCACCACGAGCCGTGATGTCGATGTTGCCACGGCTCTCAGCTATTGCGGGGTTCCGCCCAGGCTGCTGGGTGACGTGTACGGCTGTCTTCGTACTTATCCCATCCGAGTGGGCAGCATTGTGGGCGGGTATTCCGGGCCGTTCTACAACGACCAGGTGGAGTTGGACTGGGAACAAGTCACCAAGGCTTCTGGATCGCCGACGTCCCTGGAGGAGATCACCACGGTCACGGGACGGGTCCGTAGAGTATTCTCCTTTAGTCGGGTTCAACACAGGAAGTTTGAGAAGGTCAACGCCCCGGATTTCTTGTTCTTGAACTTCGTGGACTACATCGATTGGGACCTCCACAATACGCACCACCTGTTCCCGCGAGGTGTGACGTACGACAACAAGAAGCTGTCGAACTGGATCATCAACAAGCTGCCCGTCTACGGAGATGCCACCGTCCCTATCGCCTATATGGGAACCGGGGCTGACCATATGCACTTGATGGACTTCCAAATCGACAAGGAGGACGAATGAGAAAGCACATCCTGAGATTCGGTCTTTTGTGCCTGGCTACGGTGACGATGGCTGACAGTTGTGACCCACCTGCCGCCCAGGGCAGCTTCAGCCTGGAGAAGGATATCGACGGGGCGACGTACCCGACTGAAGGTATCCAGATGGAGTTCTTCAATTTTGAATGCCCGGACTGCGGTTGGCGCGGGTCGTTCCGGGATTACCGCGAAGAGGTTCAAGCCCAGATGCAGACCTTCGTGGCAGCGCATCGAGTGGTCAAGGTGAACACGTTCAGGAGCCCCCGCACCGGCACTTTACGAGCGGCTGAGGTGTACTACGTTCCAGGAGAAGGCCCACCTCCTACTCCGGATAACATCAGGAGCTTGCCGTGATGAGGGACTTGATTCCACCACTCTTGGTCATCACGATTCTCATAGCAGCTTTCGTCTTTCTTGTCTCTTTCGGCATGTTCATGCAGAACCACATGACCTTCCCTGGCGCGGTCGCCGAGATCGAACAACTGAGGGAGGACGTACGGAACGTTGACGCGCTCCAGTCTGAGGACGTGATGGGCCAGGTCACTCACTGGAATCAGCAGATCGCCTGGTTCAAACGATACAACTCGATATGGTGGGCGACAGGCGTCATTCCGGACGGCTGGGACCACGTCGATTTCATAGAGGTGAC